TTATGAGCTGGTTTTTTTGTTTCTGCGTTTCCTGTTTTTCGACTGTACCAGATTTGTACCAGAATTTCGGGCGTAGTCTGCTAAATGTTGTGCCGACAGGTGAGCATAGCGCCTGACCATCTCGTAAGACTCCCACCCACCTAACTCTTGCAGTACATGCAGCGGTGTACCGTTCTGCACATGCCACGATGCCCACGTATGGCGCAAGTCATGCCATCGGAAGTCTTCAATCTTAGCGCGTGCCAGGCCAGCTCTCCATGCCTTGGTGCCAGCTTTCAATATCGGCTTATCTCTATACGTAAATACCCAGGTGTTATTTTTTCCAATTTGGCGTTTCAGGATTTCAATGGATTCTGGCGTGAGTGGAACAGGAAATGCCTTACCGCCTTTTGCTTCGTCATGGTGTATCCAAAGCGATTGCTTTTGCATATTAATATCAGCCCACTTTAAGCCGGTAACGTTGGATTCTCTTAGCCCGGTGCAAAGTGTGAACTGCGCCATGTCTTTTATGTGATCAGGAAGGGTGCCAAGTAAGGTGTCAGCCTCATCATGAGTCAGCCATCGGATGCGCCTTTTAGGTTCGGCAAGTAGTCGTATCTTGGGAGCTTTGTCAAGCCATTCCCATTCCTGTTCTGCTCGGTTAAGTACGGCTCGAACAACTTCAAGTGTGCGATTGATAGTGGCGTTTTTAACTTTCGCCTGACGATCTTTGATGAAGCTGTCGATTATTTCTCGGGTGATGTCGTGAAGATTCACGCCCAAGAGGTAAGTCTCTATGATTCTGAAATGTGAGCGGTCGTTATAGAGTGTTTTTTTGTCGGCTTGTTCTTTGATCCAGCGGACAACGGCTTGCTCCCACTTAATAGTAGGCGTGCTGCCGACCTGATGAACACGCCAATATTCGGTCTTTAGTTTGTCGTGGTATTCTTGCGCAGCGGAACGATTCGTTGTCCGACAAGACGTCTGTATTCGTCGTCCATTGGGGGCGGTAAATCGCGCCCACCATGTTTCACCGCGCTTATAGAGTGACATTCGATTGGCCTTTGATATAAAGATCGGACGTAAGAGATTAAATCATCTTCCAGAAAGCACCAACATTTCCCAGGTTTTGCCCCCACAATTATACCCGCCGCCGCTTTCTTTCTTAGCGTGTTTGGCTGCATTTTCAGAAAGTTAGCGGCTTCATGTAGGTCTAAGGTTTTCATTTCTTATGCAGCTTCCTCATTCAGCGCTGCGTCCACGTTGGCCTTGATGACATCGAATGAAGCTGCCCATATATAGGGGTTGTCATCCCAGCTCGAATAAATGTGATTCCATACTCCAGCAAATCCTGTCCGGTAGCTGCCTTCATTTTTTAGCTGGTAAAATTTTCTATCTTCATCCATTGCCAACTTTGGAACGCCTTCCGATTTAGCATCTTCCTCAGTAATATCCTGCACCCGCTCAACACGAACATCGCTGATCTTCAGGGTGAGGCGTGATACCCAACGTGGCATGTGGATTGATGGTTTATATTTAGGCTCTTTTATATAGCCAGCGTTACGCGCACCATGGCCACTATGATCGTCAGCCTTGTAAGCGATATCATCCCCCCAGTCAGAGCAGAATGCTTCACGCACCCAAAGCATGTCGCCTGGCTTGCCGAGAGGGCATTTGATGGTATCAAGCAGCCCATAATCACGTGCGTCATTGCTATCGCCACCAATAACAGCCCAGTTTTGTGCAAGAGAGTCGAAAATAACCTTGTCACATTGAGGGTCTGGCTGTGGGTTTATCGGCCTACGTGTCTGGCCTTTCCGCCCGTCAAGCAAAGCCCTGACCATATCTGAGTTGAATAGAATTGGTTTTGTTTTCATAATAAGCTCAATGCTCCTTATCATTCATCCACATAATCCAAACAAGAGGTCCAGACAAAAGCAGAAAAATACCAGCGATAAATTTATTGAACGTGTATCTATCGACAGAAGCTAGAAGGAAGATGCCTGCAAAGCTCCAAATAGAGAGGCCCAATATAAAGAAAAGTGAATAAACAATTATTTCTAAAATCATTATCAATACCCAAGCCTTGATCTTAAATCTTGCAAAACCATTTGCATTGCTGGCTGCATCATTCCGGCAAAAATAATACCGCCACTGTCTGCTAGCAATTTAGTCAGCGCCTTATTTATGTATTCGTTGGTAAGCTCGTTATATTCATCTGTTATTAGAAGGGCGGAAACTTCTTTTTTAGCTCTTTCCTTGTACGCCTCTGTCAATAACTCTTTAATTATTTTTGGTGCAACAACCAGCTTGAAATTATGTATTTCCTTATCCACAATTTCTTGCCATTGATCTTCAGGGATCAAAGAAACAAGGTCTTTACCTATGCGTTCTGCTATACGTTCATTTAGTGTTTGTAATTCGTTTGTCATTTTTATTCCCCCACCCACTTACGCCAGGGATGATTGCCTTTTTTGTGACGCCGGTTTCCAATATTCGCGTTATGCGGTACGAGTTTGCGAATTAATTGCTTTCCCGTTTTACCGCGTTGTTTCCGTGAACGAATGGCTGCCTCAGGTATGCCGCTGATTTCAGATAGTTCGCGGACTGGCATATCGTTGCATTGTTTGTCTGTCAGGTTTTTCATTTTTATGCAGCCTTTCTTTTTTCAGCATTAATTTCTTTATGTCTTGCCATGTGGTGATTTTTGCATAACCACATAACATCGAACGGCTTCGAGTAATCTTCGTGATGTGCTTCTGCTTTTTTATCGCCGCATCGCTCGCATGGAAGGCGCTTTAATTTTCCGTCGCGAATAGCATTACTAACCTCTCTGTTAGCAAAAACCCTTTGCTTGTTTCTTTCAAACCAGTTTTTTCGACTATTACGTCTAGCCTTTTGCCATAAAGGGTCGTGGCGTTTTTTTTCAAAATAATCCTTTCTTGCTTGAACCCTGTCTGGATTATCCCCACGCTTCCTATCGAACTCTTTATAGTATTCAGCTTTTGCTTCGCGGTTATTTTTTACACGTTCTTTCCAGTGGGTTTTGCAATACGTGCTTATTGACTCGTAAAACTCAGCCTCATCACTAGATTTTCCGCACTTCTTGCAGGTAGGCATGGCGATTCCTAAAAAGGGATATCTTCAAAGTCATCAACATGTGCTTGCTGTACAGGCTGTGCAGTTCTAGTCTGGGCAGTGTTGTTATGTTGCGTAGCCTGGCTGTCACTCTTGCTGCCCAGCATCTGCATACGATCAACAATCACCTTTGTTGAATACCGCATTACATTGTCTTTCTCGTACTTGTCCGTTTTCATGCGCCCAGACACATATATTTGAGAGCCTTTTGTAAGGTATTTTTCGCAGATTTCAGCAAGCTTTCCGAAAGCGGTCAAATTAACCCACTCGGTATCTTCGCGTTTTTCACCTGATTGTTTATCGCGCCACTGGCTGCCTACTGCGATTGAAAACGAAGCGACTGCGCCACCAGACGGCATATAGCGAATAGATGGATCAGATCCAAGTCGCCCTATAAACTGGCAGTTATTTAAATCATTTGACATATTAATACCTCTTATTTATTACTTTGCTTATCGTGTTTATACATACGTTATATTCCTTAGCAACATCACTAAGAGCCAATCCTTCCCCCTTTCCATTTTTTGCTTTGAATTTTATTTCTAGTATTTTATTTACATCAGAATTACTTAACGATTTATCATGAGAAAGATTTTCAAGGCTAATCTTGCTTAGCCTTCCTTTGTTCGAGCAATCTTGCATATTGTCTTTCTGAGTTCCTGAAAATAGGTGGCTTGGATTAACGCATGCAGGGGTATCGCATTTATGGCAGATTACATTTCCCTTTAAGATAGGTCCGTATCTCATTTCCCATGAAATTCTATGCGCCTTAAAAGGGGTTATTCCTACCCCAGCGCTAATCTTCCCATACCCATGATTATCTTTGGTTCCCGTCCACATCCAGCATCCAGACTCAATGCTTTTATCCACATATTCCCAAAACCTAATATGCACTGGAGTTATAGCTCTCGATTTGTTGTTGCATGATATGGAGCAGAACAATCTAGACGCCCATTGTTTTCTCGAATCCCTGTCTCGCTTATAGAATTTCCTGCCGCAGCATTCGCAATGCTTTAATAATTGATTATTCATGGCAAATTTTTACTACGCTGCTGCCTGTTTTGATGTTGTGTAGTGAGCCTGTACGCCTGGTATCTGTCCTTTTTCGATGGCTTTGAGTATTGCTTCAGCCTTCTTTTCAGACATTGGCGCGCCGATTTCCCTGATGGCGTTGATTGCGTCGTCTTTGTAAAGCGTCGGGGGAATGTCTTCCCGTCGTTCAATGGCATTTCTTGATGGTTGTTCTGCTGGCCCGGGATGGCCCAGCGTTCGCGATGGATTAACAGGCGCGCGGTACTGCTGCTTCTCTACCTGTTCATGATTAGCCTGCGCTCCATTCTCGGTCTTTTTATCTGCTTCCGCTTGAAGCTTGGCCGACTCTTCCTGCCTGATTTGTTCCCGATGAATTTCAAGTTTTTCTGCTTCAGCTTTTTTATGATCTTCGATACGAGCTTTTATCAGCAAAACAAGATCTTCATTATCCTTGTGGATGATGTCTTTGAAGTCATGGAGTAAGAATTTGTAATCTACTGCCAGCTCCTTGAGGGTGAGAATATTCTTTCGCAGCTTGCCTGCTGTAGCATCGACTGCAATCTTGCCGTTAGCTAATTCTCCATTAATAGCGCTCCGCAGTGATGCGATGGTGCGCTTGTTCTTTGCCGCAGAGTGGAAGTCTGCACGATAGCTGATGTAATCGCCGCCAAGCTCTGTATTGAGGTCGCGGATATGTAAATCCAGCGCGTTACTTGCCTCATTGAGAATCTCAGCTTTAACCGTCGCTTTCTGCGCTGTGACAAGCTTTTCAAGTGATAGCCGCTTGGTTCTCAATTCTTCGCGCAGTCGATCCATCGTATTGAATAGCATTTCAATATCTGTGGTCTGCGCAATGGCTTGCTGCTTAACAAGGTCGAGCTGCTTTTCTGCCTTGCCGCAAAATTTCACCGTTTCCTCTGCGTTGGCAAAGTCTTCATCAGTCTTCAGGTCGGTGTTAATGTTTCGGATAAAATCAAGTGCGCTTGATTCATACACTGCAAGGTTCGAGTTTTTTACGCCACCATGAACTTCGATGAGCAGGGAAGGTAGCTCAATGATAGCTGTTGCTGCTGGCTTTACTTCTTCTGGCTGGTGTTCGTATGCAGCCAAGTCTTTTTTAAATTGCGCCCATCCCGCCAAAATCTTAGCGCGCAGAACAGGGTCAGATTCATACCAGCAATGAACCATTGTTTCTTTATTGCCGTTCGAGGCCATGAATAAACATTTCTCAGCGCCAGATATTATTAACTGCTGTTCCATTTGCGCGGCATACATTGGGCCAACATATCCATTAGGAATATCTCTGGCTAATGATTCATTAAGCGTTTTGTGCTCCCATATTTTATCTTCAAACATGGTGACGCCATCGAATGATGACGATAATTTCATGCCGTCAATTTCGGCTGATATTGTTGGACTAAAAAGCTCTTCTTCAATTATTTCTTCAGCCCACGGCCTAGCCATCGCTTCAAACTTATGACCGTCATCGAATACTTTTTGTAAGGTAGGCGATACTTCATCTGTCTCGCTTATGGTCATGTCATGAAGCAGCTTGTCGCGTGATTTGTATTTGCTGACGCCAAGCATTGCTGGCGCATCGGATGCGTTAAAGTGATGGCTGCGATGGATGTGCCATTCAGGACTGCCCTGGACCAATTCATGATATTGTTTATCCATTATTCCCACCTTTGATAATTGATTTCTGTTCGTTTGAAAGCGTATAGCGGCTTTCAACCATCGTTATTATTTGCTCGGGCGTTTTCTTTCCTGAGCCGATAAAGCCTTGCCAAGCAGGAAGGTTCTTGTTGAATTGCTCTTGTGGGTAGAGCGGCAAAACAGTTACTTCGGGCTCTGCGTTATTTGCAGCGCCTTCGTTCATAGACGAGCGATACTCTTCTGGTAAATCCTCGATGTCTTGAGTAAATATATCGCTGGCGGCGGTAGCTGTTAGGACGGCATCGACCAGTGCGCGTTTTTTGGCCATCTTCAAAATAGTGTTAGCCATATCAGATATATTTGTTCTTACCTGAAGCACCTTGTAGTCAGGCGCGTTATTCCATCCTTTTTTCCATACTCCTCGGCGTTTATTTTCAGGCGTTTCATCATATTCAGCCTGGCAAACCATTTTCCGCCATTTATATTTTTCTTCGTTTGATGAGCACTCGCCTATTCCAGCTCCAAGAAAAACTCCGCTAGCCGACAAGATCTTCACTTTAATCCTGTATGCCACGCTATCATTGGTAGATATGTCATCAACGTAAGGGTCAGCGGAAAGCCTAAACGTTGCCATGATTTTTTCTGCACCAGGCTTTAACAATGTAGGGTTGTTGCCACAGCCAGGAATTTTTCCGTAATGAGTTTTATCTTTCATTACCTGCTTCATGACTTCTTGAATAAGGTTGACTTGCGCCTGTATATCTAGTGCAGACATAGGCGACATTTCAGTTGATTGATTAATCGTCCGCAATGTTTGGTTCATTACTTCACTCCAAAAGCTTCTTTCAGGCTTCTAACGTGCTGCGCCTGTACCAATGATTCGATAATTCTGCCTAAACTCGCAGAATCCTCTTTGTTTATAGCGTCTACGCATATCTCGGCGCTGTTACCAGTCAATACAATCTCGGTCATCGCCTCAATGTAATCGCCCTCTGACAACGGCTTGGTGACGGCTTCTTCAAACTCGTCGATGCGGCTTGCTATTTCTATTTCGGCTGCGCACAGACTCATTGCGCCCACCATGCCCACGCCGCCATGTGTAATGCTAGGTAAGTAATAAGGAACCAAAAAACCAATGTTGGGCCGCCTTTTTTATTGCCAGCACTGCGGATCATTTCGTTTTTTTCGTGCTGCCATTCAGATTGATATGTATTCATGTTGCCTCCTATGCCACTTCAGGTGGCGGCTCATCAGGGTTTACTAAAAATTCTTCGATAGGCGCTCTGGCAATATCAATTAAAGCCTTTGTTAGTTCGTCAGGCTCTGGTTTAAATAGGTCTGCTGCTTGTATTACTTGTCCCATAACGTTTCTCCTTCGTTATCAACCCGCCGCAAACCGCCTTATGGCGTAATCTTTGGCTTCACAGCGCCGAATGGGTCAATTCGTTATCCGATTCCATTGGCCTAGCTCGGAAGGTCGGATGCTTGTGAGTGTTGATGGGGGAACATTAGCACCAAGCTAAACACAAGTCAATAGCACAGTGCTATATATTCTAGCAAATAACTGCTAAGCTATTTTTGTCTGAGTGATATTGCAGGAGTGGGATACGCTGGTAGCGGCGGCTATTGGTACTGCAATTGATCGCAGCAGCGCTAATGGCGGGCCTGTTTTCTATTTTAAGAAGCAGGCTTAGCCATTTTAATTAGAGGTGATTATGAAAGAAGAAGATGAGGGATTTTAAAGAAAGCAAAGATGGTGGCACCTGCCCAACTTCAGCAACGCCTATTTACACTTAGGCAGTGGCTTGGGCTTGGATCGTTTGTGCGCTGGCACAGTGACGGTCTTTGGCCCAGTTTTGCCCTTTGTGCGAACAGGACGGCACTTGGTTTTAGTCGCCATATTTATCTCACCTCCTTTCGGCAGCTGCTTGCCTACCGCCAAGTATCAGTAGTTGGGCAGTATGAAAGGGGTGTGATGACAAAAAGGCAGGTGCCACCATCTTTGCTTTCTTATATAAGCCCGTGTGATTTTAACACAGGCAATAAAAAACCCGCTCAGAGGCGGGTTGAATTATGGGGAAAGGTTTTAAGTTTAATTATGCGCTGCTAAGCGCATTTAACGATTTTAATTTTGCCGTTAACTACACCGACACACTCTTTTTCGTGTGTAGAGCCAAATTTGTGTAGCTTTTCTGGCTCCTCGCGATCAGAAACCTTACCAGACCTATTGTGAGAATAAGGATCTTTGGGAGCATCCCTGTCATTGTCTGATTTAACAAAACCACTGCGGAATGAGTTGTTAATCATGAGTAAACCCCGTATGTTTATGTTCAAGTGTTGGTTCATTAAGCATGTCAAAACCTTTTGATCTTGTAGCAATGCCTATGTGTGTTCTTCCGCCAACAGTTGCAGTGCCTCGCGAAAACTTTTGTACACCTGATTGAGTCATTACCAGTGTTGAAACAAAGTCTAAAGCATCTTGCAATGGTAGGTTGGCGTAATCAATGTTCGTACGATAATTGCTCCATCCTAAATCCACTTGAGGCTTGACGGGTAAACTTAAGTCAATACCATCCGGTAAATCCTGCTCAATTTTATTTAGGATTGTCCCGATGATTTTCGTCATACCACCGCACATATCATTATGATATGCGTCAAATATCTCATCGATAGTCTGCTCAATGGTGTATTTTAATATACTATCATAACCGCGAATAAGGCGTTCGACATTATCAGCTTGTCCAGCCCAAGCTACTCCACATTCTCCATCTGCAAATTGTTCATCGACCTTTTTATTCTGTACTTGAATCCTATATAAAGATGGAAACTTATCCCTGCGTCCATGGCCGCCTACTAAGAATTCTAATGGACTCCAGAATTCTTCAGGAACACCTGTATCTTTTTGATCTAGCTCATATTCTTTCCGCATAAACTTGTAAAACGAATTTGCTACCGCTTTTACATTTGCAAAGGGTGTTTTTCGCTCTTTTATGTGCTCATAAAACTCGCTTGCTAGGCTGGCTATAGTTCTATCGTTTAATTTAGCTTGTCCTGCGGTAGTGCCAGCAACAACAGTGCCATTATGCTCATAAAGCTTAAACATTTTTGTTACACCTGAATATGTTGCAGTAACTACACTCTCAGGATTTTTAAATGCGATTAATAAATTTCCTTCCTTATCTTTAAGGAACTCTCCATTTTCATCTGTTGCATAAGGCCCACTTCCTTTAAAGGGGTCAATCATGGTTTTTGAAATACTTGAGATGCTATCGCAGCCAAGAATAAGTGCCTCACTTGTAACAAGCCCTACATTAATAGTCATCTTATTATTAGCTCATATTTCAAGTTTTCATTCACAGCTTCTCTCTTCTAAAGATAGCTATTCCGCCTTATCCCGAAACGCGAAAAACAGGGCGCCAGCGATTAATATCAGGCCAGCCCATTGAGTCAAAAGGGTGTCCGTATTGACAATGCCAACCCAATTACTTCTACTTGCCAGGTTGGGGGGCTCAAAGATCAGGGCATACCCAAGATTTACATCGCCTAGTCCAGTTTTGTAGAAGTGAAAAGGCGGGTATATCAGCATCAGGGCAGCTACCAGCGCAGCGCCTATTACAATCTTCTTCTGGGTGGAGTTCATAGCTTCTTCCCATTCCATACCCAGGCGACGCGCCCAAGTACGTCCAAGCCGTCCTTGTCGCCGTTTTCAACGATATAAGGATCGTAGAGTGGGTTATCGCTTTTGATGACTAGAGCGCCGTCCATACGTCGCTGTACACGCTTAACAAACAGCTCGTCATTCATGGCGATGACATAAACCGCGTCAACCTTCATTTTATTAACGCCGCGATCAATGAGCAGCGTATCACCATCAGAGAAGGTTGGGGCCATTGAGTCACCGAAGGCGGTGATAACCGCCAGGTTGTCTGGCTTGCTTATTGACAGGGTGTTTCTAATCCATTGGCGTGACACTTTGAGGTGTCCGATAACAATTTCGTGAGATAAAACAGCTTTCCCATTCCCCATTGATGCGGTGGCGTCTGAAATTGGAACGAACAGGTCGTCGTTTGGCGATTGGAGTAATTTGTCTGCGATGTTGGTGACATTGTTCGTAGTGGGGGCGGTGGCGGTATGCGGATTAGTATCCATCCATCCTGACTGCTTCCCAAATGCCTTTTCGAGTCTTTCAGCCATATCATCGGTGATGGATCGAATTGTGCCTTTCTTTGTTTTTACCCCTGTTTTTAATTGACTCAAGTAAGCCTCATCTGTTCCGGCTTTCTTTGCAATATCAACAGCTTTTTCCTCGTTAAGAATCTGCGCGAGTCTGGCGCGTCGATTCCTTTGTCTCTCTTCTTTTGTCATGAGCATATTAGACCTCAGTTTAGCAAGATGATAAATGAGCAGCGTGCTAAATAATTAATTGACAAATAATTAGCACAGAGCTATAGTCCGAAGCATGGACATGAGATCGTATCTATTGGGAGTTAGCCCAGAAAAGAGAGAGGAAGTAGCGAAGGAAGCTGATACTTCTGTCGCGTACTTATTTCAGTTAGCGGGAGGCCATCGCAAGGCCAGCCCTGATCTTGCTCGTTCTATTCAATCAGCCACCAACGGCGCAGTCACAAAAGAAGAATTACGCCCTGATATTTGGGGCGAAGAAGCCGCCTAAAAAAATTACAAGCAACGAACAAAAACAAAGCGAGCAAGTTTGCTCCCTTTTTTTATACAAAAAATGACTGGTAAACACTGGTAACAAAAGAGGCCCGCTGGTAAAGGCCGGCAGAGGGTGGAATGAGCTTTAATAATCAAGAACTTGTAAGCGCCTTAATCCGGTTCGGCAATCATCGCCTGGCTGATTTATGGGAAGTGTCTGAAGCGGAAGCCAGCAGACGATTATCAGGTGAGCGCAATATTCCACTTAAAGACTTTATTTCTGCGCTTGATGCGATAAAGGCTTACGTTGTCACCGATCCTGATTCCAGGTGCATTCATAAAGACGAACTTCACGCTTTAAACATGCTGTCGAAGCGTTATCTCGATAGGCGGATGACGCAAAACAATGGCGATAGATCGGATGATTAATCCAATGACCATTGCTTACATTTTAGCGATGTTTCTCGCGTCGGTGAGTATCGTGCTTTCTTTAACCGTTCCTATTACCCCATCTGAAAAAATTACGACCCACGTATATAAATCCTGTCCTTTGCGGCTTGAAGACAAGCAGATTTGGGATACATGCGAATGTATCGAGGAAGGCGGAAAGCCGGTTGTTGTGCGGTGCTGGAGGGGTGATGTGTGAGCCACAATCAAGTTTAAAAGCACTTATACGTAAGTACGAAGCTGATCTGGCGTCGCACGAAGCGCCAGTACGTAATGCGGCGAAGATTAAGTTATCGGAGCTTAGACACGCTCAGGAGAACTTGGACGATCATCTAAGGTTTATGGAATTTGAATCAGAATTTTTGCAATAAAAAACCCCGCGACTGGGCAAGTCATTAGCGGGGTTTGGTACAACTTGAGAAGGGAATTATAGCATGGCAAAAGTAATTTTTGAATCAGAAAAAGAGCTTGAAGATTATATTTGTGAAAAATTAGAAGAAAACAAGCACTGCCCAATAGGTGATGAGTCGGTAGATATGTATTTCAGGCAGTTGAACATTGGCGCTTACGGTGTTGCAGATATTGTAAAGATAAGCTTTAACCTTAGCTCGCCTGAAATATGCATAACGGTCCTTGAGTTAAAAAAAGAAAAAATTACATTATCAACAATTGCTCAAGTAGCTCGGTATATGACAGGAATAAAGCATTTTATTAATGAGCGATATACCAATAAGTCTAAATATATAACTGTTTTTGGTGAGGTAGCGGCACCAGGAATATGCACAGACGATGATGCCTGCTATTTAAGTGGACAGCTAGATAATATTAAAATTTATGATATCTCATGCTGCCTTGATACTGGTTTTATAAGTAGTGATGGTGGTGTCTGGGTAAAAACTGAGCCAAATTTTAAGAATCTAAATGAGGCTTCTAAAGCGATTAAAGAAAATTACGTTGAATGTAAGCGAGGTTGTTTTGATTCATTTAATAATATGCCCGCAAGGAAAAATACATGAGCCTACCTTGGTTCCGCATGTATTCAGAGTTTTCCGGCGACCCTCTTGTGCAGTCATTAGCATTTGAGGATCAACGCCATTACATAATTATTTTATGCCTGAAATGTAACGGGCTATTAGATAGAAAAATAGCCCAGAGCCGTAGAAATGGGATTATCTCTGCCGCGCTTGGGCTTGATGTTTCAACGGCAGATGAAGTCAAAAAACGGCTAATGGAAATTGATTTAATTTCAAAAAATTGGCAGCCGAAGGCGTGGGATAAGCGGCAGTATAAAAGCGACAATTCAACACAAAGAACACGTAAGTATAGGAAAACAAAGGAAACGTGTGACGTTTCAGGAACATCTGGGAACAGTCACAGTGACGCACCAGATACAGATACAGATACAGATACAGAAAAACATAAAAAAACTAAACAAAAAAAGTTCATTCCACCAACGCTCGACGACGTGAGCAAATACTGCATCAAGCGAAACAACAACGTTGACCCTGATCGTTTTTTCAACCACTACGAAGCAAACGGATGGATGCGTGGGAAAAACAAAATCAAAAACTGGAAAGCATGTGTAAGAACTTGGGAACTAACTGAGAGAAAAAACAATGAAACACGCAAGCCAATGTCTGCAGTCGAACAAGTCGCAGCCGCAAACCGAGAAGCCGAAAAACGAGAGCAACAAGGACAAAGTGTTACCGAAACATATCCGCGAGTTGTGGGTGCGGATGGCTGAGATTTACGGACACAAGTGGGTAAGTGCTCACGGCGCGAGTGATATAAATAATACCTGGTTGGCAGGGTTAGAGGATTTGCTGCCAAAAAGTATTGGCGTGGGATTGACTGCCTGTATTAAGCGATCCGATCCGTGGCCGCCTTCGCTCCCTGAGTTTCGGTCTTTATGCCTTGGGCTTCCAGGTGAGTCGATTGCTATTGCAAAAGCAATGAGAGGTGATCTTGATAATTTAAGTGTTGAGATACGCCGCCTTGTTGGGACGTGGGCCATGAATCACGGAAGCGAGCGCGAAATAAAAGAAAAGGCCAGGGCTGTATACATGGATGCGCTCAATTCAATCACAAACAAAATGCTAACGCTGAGCAATGACATCCCAGCTCTGTGAGGCAACGCAAAAGCTAACGGTTATTGCAGACCGTGACAAAGACAGGAGAAAAAAACAGCGCAATGAAATGTGGAAACGAATTGGGAAGGTTGAAGGTTTGCAAGGATTTATGCGTAGCCTTTCTGCTGCTGGCCTCACGTTTCACAAGACAAGGCCGGTGATTTTTGAGGATGAATACCCAACTTACAAGTGGCGCGGAAAAATTAAAATTCATGGTTGTGAGATTGGCATATCGGTTTTGGATATCCCAAAAAAGAGGTTAAGGCGATAAGCGCTCTCGAATCAAAATTTGAAGAATACGACCAGCGCAATCCGCACATCTTCAGGCTGTTTGTGAAGTTTTCTCGGGAAGCTATGCGGCGAGGGTATCAGCATTTCGGTTCAAAGGCTGTGTTTGAGCGCATACGTTGGCACATGAATATCGAGACAACAGGTGATCCGTTTAAGGTCAATAATTCATACGTATCGAGGTATGTGCGGAAGCTGGAATCAGAATACCCGGAGTTTTCTGGATTTTATAGGACGAGGGAGTTAAGAGCGTGAAGCAAACCTTCGTTATCCATAAGCCAGACGACATGAAAGCGCCGCTAGGTGTGATCGCTGAAATGCCAATGGATAATCCGTGGCAAATAGAAATAAGCCCGTATAAGAAAAACAGGTCGAAGGCCCAGAACAGACTACAGCGGTTATGGATACTTCAAGGGGTTGCGCAAATTGGCTGGGAGTCTGAGCATATTCGGGCTCATTGTAAATTGCACTTCGGCGTGCCGATCCTTCGCGCAGAAAATGACGATTTCAGGGAAGCGTATGACAGGGTTATCAAGCCGCACAGCTATGAAGACAAGCTCGCGATGATGGCTGAGCCTTTGGATTTCCCGGTAACGCGCCTGATGAACACCAAGCAGAACACGCAATACCTGGATGCAATGTATGTCTGGCTGACGGGGGAGGGGTGCAATCTTTCAGAACCGAGCGATTTATTTAACGAGGCAATGGGGCGTAAATGATGTTTGATAAAAGCCCGCGTTATAAAAACAAAAAATTGCTTAGTGCTGCTTTTGACAAGACGTGTATTAAATGCGGCATACACGATGAAACAGTAGTAGCGGCGCATTATTGCGGCATCGGTCAAGTCAGGCTTGGAAAAGGCACTGGGTCGAAAGTGCATGATTTCTGTGTTGCTGATCTGTGTGACAGGTGCCATTCAGAGTTCGACCAATACAAAAACGATAACGATTATGAGCGAGCATGGGAGTTCCTGCTTTTATGTATGTTGACGCTTAACAGGAGATTTGTAGAGGGGGTGATTAAGTGAGCAATGAAAAAAGATACACGATTACTGTTACCGAGCATGCTGTTGAAACGGTAATAGCTGGAAAGTCTTGGGAGAAAGATGCTGGGGAAGGTGGCAGGTACGGTTATACACCTGAGATTGAAAAGAGAACGGTTGTTGTAAGGAAAGTGTTTGAACAAAACACCGATGAGCTTGATTTGGTAAATGTGATTAAGGCGGTAAATGGGCTGGAAAGGTAAGGCAATTTAGGGAGATAAAAATAACGTGAATATTCGTGTAGAAATTATTTCTGAGCTAAAAAGGCTTCGTGAGCAAGACGTATATCGAATTGCAGCAAGTGATTTGGGTGATATTTTAGATATGTATAGCGCTGATCAAATGGACTTTGCTCTTAGGAATATGGTTCGCGATAAGAAAATTGAAGCGACAAAAGATTTTGGGGTAATGTTTTATTTTTTACCGGAAAAAGCAAAAAGCCCAATTCAGAAAGCAGCAATTACTAAAGCGCCAGCTAAGATTGTTAAATCGCAAACGCAAACGGATAAGAAGCCAGCAGCAAAGAAAGTTAAGCCTGCTATTGAAACCACTTCAAAAAAGCAAAAGCCAGACAAGAGCCCACGTCATGACACTGGTAGCGTTGTCACTCACAAAGAAAAGGTCGATGTTCGCTATGCACTCAGTATTATCGAGAAAGCGCTTCTAAAGCCTGACGTCAAAATTGACAGGCTTGAGCTGAAAGTGGATACGCTAAAGGACATCGCTAGAATGTTTAATGAAAAAGTTAGCCCCATTCTGCTTGAGATAGCCGGGGATCTGGAGGTAGTAAACGAAGGAAAGGTCGCGTGACAGACCTAACCCCGATGGAAAATGAAGCTCAGTTGCGAGAGATTTTGGAAAAGAAGTGTCTGGTGTGTGTGAATCACGTAATTGTTGCAGGAATTAGCGTTGTTTGCTCAAAAGGGCTGAGGTTTCCAGAATGTCGAAATGATAAGGCAGATGGTTTCAGGCTTATTGACGACAGCGAGGCACCTGAAATGTGGCGACACCACTGCAAGGTGCAGGGATCTATATCGATCGCAGTGGGGTTTGAGTGTGATTGGTGCGGAGCGGAGGAATGACTGATGAAAGAAGAAAAACTGGTGATGAGGATTGTTCTACCGTTCAGGCTTCCGACCTGGAACCGGATTCTGGCGATGCACCATTGGGATCGGAAGAAGTTGAGGGATTGGATACACAAGGCCGTGTCCGCATCCATATCCACTCCAGAAGAAAACGGTTGTGTGACTCTGACGGCGTCAGCGGAAAGGCTGTCATCGATGGGGTTGTCCATGCCGGAATACTTGCAGATGATAGCCCCAAGTACGTCAAAGAAGTCAGCTACAGCCAAGAAAAAACGACCGAGAAGGAAGAAACAATCATCGAGATATGGCAATAACTTTCGGAGAGTCGGATGAGCGCAGAAATCCTAGCACGATTAAACCCGAAAACATCCAATATGGATCAGGTCGGCATCAGCACTGCCGAAGGACTAAGCCAGACAGATATCGCGGCGACACTTGCAAGGTTGCCCAAAGGCCCTGAGCTTATGGGGTGGTTGGTTGCCTATCCTGATAGCCAAAAACAACGCACCGAGCTGAAGCTGTATATGCTACAAAAAATAACGGACATGGTTATCAAGGGTAACTGGGGATGTCCTGAGCCATTGTTTTACACAAATATGGCAATAATGGCGATTAGCGAGGTGATATCAACGCGAATATGCCAAACGTGCAATGGTCGCGGTGAAGTACGACGGCTTGAGCTGAAGGTGGTTTGCCATAAATGCGAAGGCACCGGGAAAGAAGTTGTCACACAAAGGCATCGATATGAGGTGTTAGGGATAAGCCGGGTTGCCTGGGCAATTTGGAAAGAAAGATATGAGTCCGTGTATAGGATGGTGCGAGGGTGGGACAGTCATATGAAGTCGCATGTTCGTGAGAAGTTACAAAAACATGCCGGTGCTTGACAGCTTTACATTTTATTATGATAAGCTGATTTTCGTAGAGTCGATAAATCTCAAAACAGCACAGAACCCGCTTAATTGCGGGTTTTTTGCGTTCAGAGGGCAATAAATGCGCATTGAAAAATCGATTGTTGCAGTGCTGAAGGGCGTTGTAAGTCCAAGTCCCGGCGAAGGGTTGTTATGTTTTCGTGTTATTTGTCAGGCCGTACTGGATTCCATGAGTAAGAATGGGCGAGATAGGCAATCTGCGCAGCGTTATTTAACGTCAGAACGCTTTAATCAGCACGCAAAAGCCATTGATCTGGATACTCGGTTTGCGAAAAACATATTCAGTGAACATTTGCCTTGGTATGGACCGGTAATGCTGCGCAATATACACAGTTGGTCGCAAGAGATTAGCGAGTCTGCGGAATATCTTAACGACGTATCCAGCGAAAGGCGCGATTCAATATCTAATTCTGAATTGGTGGTAGACATCTCTGAGCTTAGCGGTAAAGCGGCAAGTTTGGCCGGATGGGGTACAAATTATCCTATTACCGAGATAGCTGGTTCTGAATGGAAGCCGGGAAGGCTGTGACGTATGGCTGTAAAGAAGAAAGCCGCAACCAAGAACAAAGCTGCGCCTAAGAAAAAGGCTACTAAAGTAGCGGTAAATAGTAGCCTATCTAAAGCAGGAAAGAAGGGCGCGCCAGACAAGGGAGAGCGTCGAGGTGGACGCCAGAAAGGCACGCCAAACAAGAAGACTCAGGTTGTTGTTGAGACTCTTGAGAATAAAGGCTGTGATCCAGTTGCAATGTTGGCCGATATTGCAATGGGAAAATCTAAATGTGCGTCATGTAATGGGAAAGGCAAGTTCAAACTTAAAGGTTCATCGAAAACTGAAATCTGCCCGGCGTGCAAAGGTATTGGCGCTGATATTGTCACAATAGACACTAAGGTAACTGTGCTGAAAGAGCTGGCCCAGTATGTGGCGCCGAAGCGTAAGGCCATCGAGCACACTGGCAAGGATGATGGAGATTTAAACCTTGGGCCAAAACGCACATTAGCTCGGCTTGTGAAAGATCATGATACCGCTCCGGGTGGCGTTTGACCGATTTAGCAGAGCAAGACGCGCTTGACAGGAATTTAACCAGTCGCGAGTGGCGCCTCAGTAACCTTTACTGGATCCAGGACGAAAAAGGCAAGAAGGTAATCTTCACGCCTAATACTGTTCAACGTCAATTCGATCGCTTTATGTGGTGGTTGAATATTGTTTTAAAGAGTAGGCAGCACGGCATAACAACATTTGCTTGTATTCGCGGTCTGGATATGGCGATTTTCAAAGCCGGATCGCGTATCGGTATTGTTGCTCACACTAGAGAAGATGCTGGAAAGTTTTTCCGGGATAAGGTTTTGTATGCCTATGACAGACTTGATCCATACGTTAAGAGTTTGGCGGGTATTGTCCGTAGGGACATGAATGGCACGCTTGAGCTTGATAACGGCTCAATCATCGAAGTGTCCGTGTCGCATCGAGGTGGAACATTTCAATATTTACATATTTCTGAGTATGGTCCGATGTGTGCACTGTACCCACAGCGAGCAGCTGAGGTTAAAGCTGGCGCTCTGAATACGGTTCATGAGGGCGGAATTGTTACCGTTGAATCTACGGCGTATGGCCGTGAAGGTGATTTTTTCGACCGATCGCAGCGGGCAATGAAGCTTGACCAGATGGTAACGGCTGGAAAATCTGAGCTTACACGCATGGATTACCGTTTTTTCTTTTTCGCTTGGTATCACGATCCAAAGAATACGCTGAGTGCACATGATGCAAGGCTGGTTACTATTACAGCCAAGATGAAAGAATATCTTGACGGCATCGAGGAACGGATGGATGTAACGCTGACACCTGGGCAGCGCGCATGGTATACCAAAAAGGATGAGGATCAGGGCGACAAAATGAATCAGGAACACCCTTCAACCCCTGAAGAAGCGTTTGCAGCCAGTCGCGAAGGCTCGTATTACTCCAAAGAGCTGTCCAAAACACGGAAAGAAGGCCGGGTGTGCAATGTTCCGATTGTCCCAAGCGTGCTGGTTAATACTTTTTGGGATCTTGGGCGCAACGATGCGAATGCTATCTGGTTACACCAGCGTGTTGGGATTGAAAATAGATTTATTGGCTATTACGAAAACTCAGGTAGAGATTTAAGCCACTACGCAAAATGGCTTTTAGATTACAAAAATGAGCACGACATCGTTTTTGGTGAACATTACCTTCCTCATGATGTTGAGGTTACTGAGTTGTGCCAAGTTGATGATAAGTCTCGCCAGGATGTGCTTGAAGACCTTGGCGTTAAACCGATCATTAAGGTGCCACGCATCGAGGTTCTTGCTGAAGGTATTGATGCTGTTCGTCGGGTATTTCCGACATGCTGGTTTGATACTGAAGCATGCGAGTTAGGGCTTAAGCGACTTGAGCAATACCAAAAGAAATGGAATACCCAAGTTCAATCATATCAAGATTCGCCTGTTAAGAATGATGCAAGGAATGGTGCGGATGCTTTTAGGCAATTCGCGCAAGGTTACGATGAACCGATCAGGATAAAGCCGAAACGTGCTAATCGACGAGGCTGGAAAACAAGTTAATTAATGAGCCGGCAATACGCCGGTTTTTTTATGCCCGCCACTGAGCGGGCTTTTTATTGGGAGTTATTTGATGGGTTCAATGGCAGCGCCAAAGACAAATAACGGCATTCATTCGTTCTATCAGCATATACAGACTGATAAGAATGATCCGGACAGTGCTGAGCCAGCGTTGATACTTGCGCGCAGGTCGTTCGGCAAAGGCTGTGCGTTTGTTATTTGCTTGTCTGGGTTACATCGATACACCGACGACCATTTTCTTATGCACCAGGCGCAGCTTGCAGCCAAGGTGCTTGGTCTTGATTCTAATTCAAAGTTCGATGTCATGCCTATTGCTGACATGATTATTAATGGCATCGACGGCTTGGTGAATATGCCTCCTGAAGCACTTGAGCAAATGGAAATCCGAGCGCGGCGCCATAGTGGTGGCGGCAGTGCGGTTATCGGAATTAATGGCAAGAGTTTTGAGGTCGCGCACTGATGTCTTTCGAGAATATCCAGACAAAGCGCGAGCACGACCCGCTTGATGCCTATGATGATGGAAAAGAGTCTGAAGAGCCAAATGCACATGATCTGGATTCATTTAAAAACAAAGAGCGGTTAAATCAGCTTGAGGATTGGCTGGAACAGGCCCGAATTGTTCAATCATCGAACCGCATTGAAATGGCGATCGATGAAGATTACTACGATAACCTGCAGTGGGATGATTCAGATAAGGCAGAGCTTGAAAGTCGTGGTCAGGCGCCATTGGTGTTTAATGAAATCAAGCCAGCGATTAACTGGATCTTAGGCACTGAGAAGCGTACCCGAATCGATGGGGCTATTCTTCCCCGCACTGAAGACGATGTTAAGGCAGCTCAGACTAAAACAAAGCTAGTTAAGTATCTGTCGGATGTTAATAAGACAAAGTTTGCCCGGTCCAGAGCTTTTGCTGACGCAGTTAAGGCAGGGCTTGGCTGGATTGAGGATGGTATTCGCGACGATGGCGAAAGCGAGCCGTTATTTGACCGGTACGAGAATTGGCGCAACGTTTGGTATGATCATTTAGGCGTTGAGCGTGACCTGTCCGATAGTCGTTTTCTGTTTAGGCAGAAATGGCTTGATCTGGATATTGCGGAGGCGATGTTCCCGGATCGTACAGCAATACTGGAAGCTGCAAGCGTTGGCAGTAATTTAGTACCGACTGATGACGATGAGTTTTTCTATGAATCGTCCCTGTACTACGAAACTGACAGTCAGGGCCGACCAATTAGCCGCACGTCGACTGTCGATGACATCAATTCGCTGGTTAATAACCGTCGATCACGGGTAAAACTGTATGAAGGCTGGTATCGCATGCCATGCCCCTGCAAGGTCGTTCGCCTGGACTACGAAGATCTTGGCCAGGACTATGATGATATCAACGGCCAAGAGTACGATAAAGAACACGAATTTATGAAGTCGGCCATCGATGATGGTTATGCAAGTGTTTATGACGCAGTGAAAATGAAAATGTTTTGCGCGATCTTTGTTAAAGGATCGTTACTGCAAAACATGGAATCACCGTATAAGCATAACCGTTTTCCTTTTACGCCTGTCTGGGCATATCGCCGGGCAAGGGATAATGCGCCGTATGGTGTTATCCGGCCATGCCGTGACCCTCAAGATGATTTAAACAAGCGGCGCTCAAAAGCTCTTTTCATTCTAAGCACCAATCAGGTGGTTATGGAAAAGGGTGCGGTTGAGGATAAAGAGCAGCTGCGCGAAGAGGCTGCTGACCCTGCTGGCATTCTTGAATATAAGAAAGGTTATAAGTTTGACATAAGAAATGATAAAGCTCTCGCAGAAGAGCACGTCATGCTTAGTGCGCAAGATGGTGAGTATATCCGTTCTGTTTCAGGCGTCACTGCTGAAAATCTTGGGCAAGAAACCAATGCGTCCAGCGGCAAGGCTATTAATGCCAGGGCAAATCAGGGCAGCGTCGTAACGGCAGAATTGTTTGATAACCTCCGCTTCGCTACGCAGCTTTCTGGTGAAATAAAACTTAACTTGATAGAGCAATTTTATACCAAGCGGAAGGTTATCCGTCTTACCGGCGATCGTGGCGAGCTTGATTTTGTCAATGTAAATAGCCCAGACGAACCGGAAAGCGATATCACCAAATCTCAGGCTGATTATATTGTCAGTGAGCAGGATTATCGTGAGTCTATTCGTGTCGCAATGTTTGAGCAGTTATCCGACATGGTTGGAAAGCTTGCCCAGACAATGCCTGAAGTCGCGTTGAAGCTGCTTGACCTTGTTGTTGATATGAGCGACGTGGAAGGTAAGGACGAAATGGTTAAGCGTATCCGTGAAATTAACGGTATGTCTGACCCTGATGCTGGCAATGATCCTGAAAAGAAAGCTGAGCTTGAGCAGAAGAAAAAAGCTGAGCAAGAAGCTGCCGAGAAAGAGCAGGCGCTACAGGATGAGCAGGTTCGCCTTGCTCTGGACGAGCAGGATGCAAAAACACGCAAAACAAATGCAGAGACAGATAAAACGAAAGTGGAAACGTATGGCGCGGCTGTTGATGCTGCATACCAAGTTGCCGCAGTTCCGGAAATCGGGGCTGTTGTAGACACTTTGATTGATTCAGCAACAAGTGAAGAAGGGGAAATGTAATGTCTGTTATTACCGATAATGATAAAGAAGGTTTAACCGAAGAAGAATTAGCCGCAATCAATGACGACGAAGAGGTTAACGTCATTGAAGAAGAAAGCAATGAATTGTCTGAAGATGACAAGGTTGGTGATGACAATTCTGATGGTGGCGAGTCTGGCGAAGTCGCTAACAGCGACGATGACAATGCCAACAATGATGACGCTGATATTGGCGGTGAAGACGCCAAGGGTGCCGACGCCGATGTTAATGCTGATGCCGGTACTGATGATAATAATGCTCAGGATGCCGAGGAAGCGAGTAAGGCGCCAGACTTTACGCCAAAGCTAAATACTAGCAAGCCTGAAGATGTTGATGCTCAAATAACCAGTATTGACGAGCAAATCAAAGCGGTTGGCGACGAGCTGACCGAGGGCGATCTTGAGCTTAATGAATACCATGACAAGTTGGCTGCGCTCAATAATCAGCGTAGTGATCTGAATATCCTCAAAAAGCAGGCTGAGTTTGCAGAACAAAGCAACGCAGACATTGCCGAGCAACGCTGGACTTGGGAGCAGGATCAATTTTTTAACACTAACAGTCATTATAAAGCCTCGTCCGCTAAGTATGCGGCATTCGGTCAGATTGTGGCTGACGTGTTATCGAATGGTGAGTTTGCAAACAAAGACGGGCTTTCTGTATTGAGTGAAGCAGACAAACGTTATAAAGCAGAGTTTGCGGCGCCGTCCCTTAAAGATGGCGATATTATTGATAATGGCGAACCTATCAAACCCAATAAAGACAAAAAGGTTGTTGAGATACCTAAAACCTTGGGTGGATTGCCAGCAGCAGATACCAGTGGCGTTGATAGCGGTGGTGAATTCGCAGCTATCGACAAGCTAGAAGGGATGGAGCTCGAAGAAGCTATTTCGAGAATGAGCCCCGATCAAGCAGAACGGTACGCTGCAGGATAATCAATGGCTTTATTCGTTCAAATGGAGATGGGTGATGTCCTGGATATTGATAAGGGCAAAGTTCAGGTGACATTCCAAGAAAAAAGCGGTAGACGCGCCACTGTGCGCGTTGACGCCGACCCATCCATTCAGGTCAATCAGCTCAAGGGAGGATCTTCACAGATCAAGCGTAAGCTGAACAAATTGTAATTTAGATATGACAGCGCATGAGTGCTGTCACAAATTAAGGCGCATGAGTGCCGCACCAATGTTAATTAACTAAAGAGGTGTGCACTCATGGCACGTACAATTGTAGGTTTAAACGACGCGAAGGCGGTTAAGAAGTATTCCGCTTTCCTGGCTGTTGATACAGCTAAAATTTCATACTTCAACAAGAAGTTTATGGGTAAGGGCCCAGAAGCTTCAACACCGATTCAGATGCTTCCACATCTTGAAAATGATGCGGGTGAGCAGATCACTTACGATCTGTCCGTTCAGCTCAAGATGCAGCCGGTCGAGGGTGATGATGTCCTTGAGGGTCAGGAAGAAGATCTGAAGTTTTACAGTGATCAGGTCTACATCGACCAGATGCGTGGTGGCGTGAACACTGGCGGCAAGATGACGCGCAAGCGCACGATCCATGATCTGCGTAAGGTCGCTCGCAAGCGTCAGGCTGAATGGTGGAGTCGTATTTTCGATGAGTTGTTCTTCATGTACCTGTCTGGTGCGCGTGGTATCAATACCGATTACACGTTCCCGACATCGTATTCAGGATTTGCCAATAACTCACTGAGTGCGCCTGATACTGCCCATTTAATGTATGGCGGTAACGCAACCAGCAAGGCTTCTCTTGATGCTACTGACAAGATGAGCGTTAATCTCATTGAGCGAGCGGCAACCAAAGCAACAATGATCGGTGGTGGGACTCAGGAAACGCCACAGCTTCAGCCTATTATGATTGATGGTGAGGAGCATTTTGTTCTTCTCATGAATCCATTTCAGGCGTTTGATCTGCGTACTGCGACTGGATCTGCTGATTGGCTGGAAATCCAGAAAGCTGCTGCAACCGCAGAAGGCCGGAAGAGTCCGATCTTCCGTGGCTCACTCGGCATGCACGACAATGTTGTTCTGCACAAGCACAAGAGCGCTATTCGCTTTAGTGACTACGGTGCCGGCAGCAATGTTGCGGCTGGTCGTGCCCTGTTCATGGGGGCTCAGTCTGCGGTATGTGCTTTTGGTTCGCCTGGTACTGGTCTGCGTTTTGACTGGCATGAAGAGGCGCGCGATAACGGCAACCAAGCTGTTATTACGACCGGTTCTATTTTCGGCGTGAAAAAGTCTACCTTCAACAGCAAGGATTTCGGTCTGATTGCTATTGATACGGCTGCTGCTGATCCAGGTTAACCCGGCAAGGTGATGAATTGAGGGACGCTTCGGCGTCCCTTATTTGTTTCTAGCTATTCATTTATATTTTACGAGGTAATTAACTCATGGCTACATATAAAAGTAAGGCGGTTCAGTCATACCGCCCAGCTATTAATTCCTGTCAGGCAGGAGAAGTAAGAACTGTTCGCGGCGAGATTGATCTTGCGGCTGACGTTGGTGGGGCTTTAGCCCTTAATGACATCCTTGAAATGGTCAAACTGCCGGCAGAGCATGTGCCGGTCGACTGCATCATCGATTCTGACGACCTTGACTCAAACGGCACTCCATTGATCTCACTGACTGGTGGCTTAACTGCTGGCACCGTCGCTGAGTTAGTGGCGGCTAATACGGTTGCTCGGGCTGGTGGTGTTGCTCGTATGGATGCTGTAGCAGGTATTCGCTTGGCGGCTACGGCTGCTGATCGAGTTGTCGGTCTGAAGGTAACAGCGGCTCCGGCCACTGGGGCTATCACCGGAAAGGTCGGCTTTACGCTGAGCTACCGCGCTGCCGGTTACGACGATTAAGTTGTAACCAAACAATAAAGGGTCGTTACATGGCGTCCCTTTATTTCTTTTAACGAAGGAGAATAACAATGTTAATCCAATGCACTATTGAGCGGGTGAATGGCACGTCCGTCACCATAGGGAAGGGTAAGTCAGCCCGAAACTATCACTTCACGCCAGATAAAGACGGTATGCACGTCTGCGAAGTTAAGGACAAAAATGATATTGCTCGTTTTCTGAGTATCAAAGAATCGTATTGCATTCCTGGCGCCGAGCCAGAGCCGGAAGACGAAGATAACGAAAATAATAATGAAAGCCCTGAAGGCAGTGACGATGACGGCTTCGATGAAAAGCCACTTGATAAATGGACTGATGCTGAGCTTTCAGCGCATGCGGTTACTACTTTTGGCATTAACGATGCGGACGACAAAGATGAACTAGTGGAGTTTGCATGCGAAATGTTGAACCTCGATAGCCTCAAAAAGACAATGAAGGCGCCAACAATGATTCGCACAATGATCGAGTCTGCTAACGATCAAGGTCTTTATCAGTAATGACGGCAATAACTGCCTTTACTAAATTTGTGGCGCCTGATGTTCCGGGCGCCCCAAATTCCCTGATTGAAAGAGCTGTATTGCGTGCTTGCATTGAATTTTGCGAGGAAACGAAGTATTGGCGCTACAGGGATGAGGGTCTTGTAATTGTCAGTGGTATCAAAGAGTACGATCTTTCGCCCGACACCGATTCCCAAGTTGAAACAGTAAACGATCCGATTACAGTTAACGGGAAAAAGATTTACCAGCGTACAAAGACCTGGCTAGATCAAAACCTTAATAACTGGGAAACCCTCACAGGTAAAGATCCAAAATATTTCCAAGTTGAATCGAAAGGTTTGATAAGGCTTGTTCCATTTCCTGATGCTGATGGAGCCATGAGCGCTTCAATGATATTGAAGCCAATACCTACCGCAACAACAGTGCCGGACTTTCTGTTCGATGACTATTATAACGCAATAGCCGATGGTGCCCGGTTCTTTCTCATGGAGCCGCCCGGTAAAGAATGGACTAATACTGAGCTATCAATTTATTACGGCAATAAGTTTCAGCAAGCCAAAGATAAGGCTGAAGCCAAAGCCCGTGCCGATTTTAAGACCGAAGACACCATTAACCGTGTCAAAGCCCACCTAATTTAACAGGCCGTCATGTAAATAACTGAGGAAATACCCATGCCAACGATTACCGCACAGACCATTGTAGACCGTGCAGAAAAAACGCTGCTCGATGATACCAATGTCCGATGGGCGGAGGCTGAGTTGCTTGAGTACCTGAATGACGCTCAACGTCACATCGTCATGCTTAAGCCGGATGCTTACACCAAGAACACGAACATTCAGATGGCCGCAAGCGAGACAAAGAATACAATCCCTGCTGATGCTATACGATTAAAGCGTCCAGTACGTAATATGGGGGCGTTAGGTACCTCACCAGGTAGAGCGATTATCTGGGCCAATATTGACCAGCTCGATAAATCAAACCCTGATTGGCATACCGATACAGCCAGCGCGGTTATTCAGCATTTTTTAGCTGATCAGCACGATCCCAAAACTTTTTATGTGTATCCGCCTCAGCCTGCTACCGGCATGGGGTATGCAGAAATTATCTATTTCGCAACGCCTGCTGATATTGCCATTGGCGCGACCATACTTCTTGATGACGTGTATCAAGATCCGATGTATTTCTATGTTTTGTCACGCGCTCATTCAAAAGAAACGCCCGAAGCCAGCGATGCAAAGGCCGGTGGTTATTATACTTTGTTCCTTCAGTCTATCGGATTGAAGACGCAAGGCGAGCAGGCCGTTGATGCTGGCAAGGCATTCGCGTAATCCTTACATGGCATTTCTTACGGCAAAATCTGGAAGCTACTACAGCGCGTTTTTACAGACGCTTAGCTTGAAGAGCCAGGCTGAGTCTAGCTAATGGCAATTTGGCAGCCAAGAGAAAGCACCGATCTACTGGATATGCCGGACACTGTGCCGCCTGGACAGATACTACGCGGCAAGGATGATGGTTCAGGGTATGAGCCTGCGCCGAGTACGGCTGTGCCAACTAAATTTGAGGATTTGGCGAATACACCCGCGCTAACCGGTAATGCAGGAAAAGTCCTGCGTGTGAACGCTGGCGAGACAGATATGGAGTTTGCAAAAATGGACAACGATTATGTACAGGTAGAGCAAACCCATTATTTATGGTTTGCTGTTAACAATACATCTGGAACAGCTGTAGACGGCGTAACTCCTATTGCAACAGTTCGTCTTGCTGGAGATACAGCAAACGCTTCGCCAATTATAAGCGTAACGCCCACTTTGTTGTCTGACGCTTCATTCCCCGACGGCTGCTATGAAATAGCTATTCCTGTTACTGCCGCAAACGGCTTTTTACCTGGCAAGAAATACGGAGTGTTTGCAACCATCGCAGCTGATGCGCAAAACCCAGCCGGGATTATCGGTAAGTTCTCAACATGACGGTTGCGCTGACAGAATACGAAGATCGCAGAATTATTCAGCGATACGTAGCGACAGAGAATAGAGCTATCACTATTGCGGGCACAGTATCGGCCGGCATTGCATCTGTTGAGGCAAGAATAGTTCAGGACGGCACGGGAACAGAGATTGTACCGTGGACCGTTATCGATGCCGCGCCAGCGAGCGGTTTGTTTTCAGGCACACTAACAACACCCCAAGGTGGCTGGTACAACATTCAAGTAAGGGATACAAACAACTCTACTGATTTATATAACAGCATCATCAAAATCGGCGTTGGTATTATTTTCTGGGTGACCGGCCAGTCTAATGCGATGGGGTTCAGCTGGCTGTCCAACACAGCGAATCCAATAGCCAACACCAGTGATCTTAGTGTTAGCTGGATGTTTAATATGTACCAGGCCGATTTGACGCCAAGTGATCCTGATTATTGGGCGGACAACCTGCCTGCGCTGACATTTCATTCACCTGCACCGGTTGAAATGGCAGGTGTTCCTACGCTCGCGAATATATTAACAAGTGCCTACGGTATTCCGGTTGGTGTTGTTGGAGCATCACGTGGTGGCTCACATAGTAATACTTGGGATCAACAATCCGACACTAATGTAATTAGAGCGAATGCTGCGATAGATAGCACGGTAGATGGCGAGTTTGAATACATCCTATGGTATCAAGGCGAACAAGACGCAAACTCAAACCCAACTGTGTCTACATATCTGGCTGCTGTTGGAAACGTTGCTGCCAATCTTCGTAGTGGTAGGACTAATTTTTCAACTGAACCTGAAATCCCATTTTTGGTTAACCAATTATCTGCCTACATTACGACTGGGTTGGACGCTGGTTATAACAATGTTCGTGAGGCGCAAAGACAGGCTGAGGATACATATGTAAGTGTTTTTATGTGCGCAACGTTACCTGATGCCGGTATAAGGAATGATAACTCTGGCGACATACATATTAATTGGGAAGGCCAGATTAAATGGGCAGAACGAATCGCTCAAACAGTTAAGTTCATAAATGGTGATGCCAGTTATTACCGTGGGCCAAATATTTCAAATGCGACGCCGTACACTCAGTCTCGCATCCTTGTTAATATCGCGCACATCGGAGGCAATGATATACAACCCAGCACCGGCATTATAGGTTTTAGGGTGTTCGATGGCGCAACTGAGATTCAGCCATCTTCTGTTGAAAGAATTAGCGCACAGACGGTTGCCATTGAGCTTCCGGGTAATTACACCTCGATGCTGACCTTGCATTACTTGTATGGAGCAAAGATCGGGTTTGTCTCTGTCTCGCCAGCTGAGCCATACGGGTGGGGGTACACAGCATACCGTAATGATTATTGCATATTGGATGACACGCCCCTTGGCTTACCTTTAGAGCCTCGCCTTAATATGGCTGTCGATATGTCAGGCGCGCCAATTGGTTCACCGAAAGCGGATCTGCTCAGTATGAATAATTTTGGCCGGCAAGCACTGACTGGAACGGTGATGAGCTAATGGCTATTATTGACCTAACAACTGCGACCGGCGAACAAGATGCTACTAATCGTATTTCATGGAATGGAAGTATTGTTAACTGTAATGGGCTGCAAAGAAAAGATAATTCATGGATCTACAAAACATTACCTTTTGCAATTGATGGTGACTGGAAACTTGAGTACAGACTGAATATAAACCCTGCTGGGACTAATAATGCGTTAGCGTTCCCGCCAATGCTAAAGAGTGGTACCACGCCGGAAACAATTAATGATACGTGGTCTAGTAACTCTGAGAAATATTATTTCCAAATAAACTGGCGGCCAGACGGCACAGCATCATTAAATATTGGCAATGGTGCTCCCCAAATTGAGTTAGTGCCTGAAGGCGTATATCTGTATCCTCGCTTGTCAAGAACTGGAACTGTATTTCTACTTGAGATATTTAATGATGCCGCACGTACTGATCTATTTGGCTCAACTCAATATGACTGGACATGGGTAACACCATTATCTCATTTTCAGTATGTGACGTCTTACGATGATGGTGTAAATGTAAATGCCTCATATTTTACAGCAGATCAGATAGTATTAGAGACTATTGGTCAGACGATTGACAAGACATTCAGTTGGAAAATTAGAGTTGCCAACAACGATAGCGGTATTTTAGATTTAAAGACTGCTGTTGGTGGTAGTGACACGAATCTGATTGATCTAAGGGCGGGCGTTGCGTCAAGCCAGTCTATTGTTGTTGATCTAATGTCTGCCATTGAGCTGGATCAATCGAACACCTATGACGCTAAAGTGAATGTGGCTTTAGATTCATCCGGCAACTACGACATTAAAGCGGCAGTCGAAGATGTCCTGGCGACTCCCTACGACTTGAAGGTATGGGTTGAGTCGTTTGATGTTACCGATAGATTTAGTCTAAAAACTCAGATTAAAGATGTTACCGATGGTCAGTCTGATCTGAAATTATCTGTTGCCCAGGATGCTACAGCTGATGGCGATTTAAAGATAACTGTTTTCAATGATGATGTTGGCTTGTTCGATGCTACGATTACCATTGCCGATGCGGGCGAAGATTACACTGATCTGAAGGTTGCGATTTCTGAAGGTAATACCACCTTATATGATTTAAAGCTGACGACTGGAAGCGTTATCGACAAAGCGTTCGACCTTAAAGTATGGGTGAACGATGTTGATGCAGACATTGTTGATATCAAGCTGCAAGTGTTCGATGAAACCATCATTATTCTGAAGCGCAGTGTTGATGGCTTTCCTTCTGGGGCGCAAGTCCAATATATGCTTTGGGACACTGATTCAGACACCAACTTGCAAACATGGACAACAGCCGGCGTTAAGGAGTTAGCGATTGGCGGCGGCATGTCGCAATACTACGTCAATTTCATCATCACCCCAGACAGCCCGCAAATGACAATTGCCTGGAATGTCGTAGGCAGCAATAAATATTTTGCCAGTGAATCGATTACTGGAACCGATTTATTCTCAGTACAAGCGCTTGCGCACCTGGAGAATGAAACTGTGCTTGACGAGTTGACCGCCAAGCACACTGTTTATCACCGCGATGGGTCAACGAAGTTTAGGGAAGCTGATGTGTCTGAAGATTCAGCGGGAGCGGTTCCCTACGATGCTAACTCAACGAAAATTGGTCGTCGAACGCGACTCAAAAAACTGTAATAAAACTTTTTTAGCCTTTCAATTAATAGGCTCGCTTTTAGCGGGTTTTTTTATGTCTGTAATAACAGGAGATTTACCATGCCAGCACCAACCACCCGCGTTCGGCTAATTCCGAACAACACAGCAGTCGCAGCACTTGATACCGCAGCAGAAAGATTAGCAGCTATCGCAGGCGAGTCAGTTGTTTCAACTGGCGTAGGAAATGAAGCAGATTTTGGTACAGTCAATATTTCAGCCGGCGCAGCAAATTCACAGGTCTTAACGATGCTTTGGGATGTAACCGCTGATGGTGGTAACACTCAGGTTGATACGTTTAAGTTATGGTTAAATTCAAACGGTTTTGACCAAGCAGGATCGGTGGTGAAGCTAATA